TTTTCGCAATTCATGCAGCGGGCTAGCTCGATCCCATCCAATTGCTCGTAATTTATCCAACGCATCATCAAATAATGGGCGACCGCTATCGGCTCGTTCCTCAATTAAATAATCGTCTTCCGATGCTTTATTAAGAATGTCCGCGGCCACAGTTTTATTGCCAAGCGTAAAACCTTCATGCCCACCTTTCGGCCTGAAGCTTAAGTCCGATGTGATATTAATTCTAGCCTTATCCCCATCCATTTGGAACCAAGGCTTCCGAGCATGGAAAATTTCATTTCGTCGCATGCCAAAATGCAGAGCTAGCCCGAGCAGAGTTCGTAAATCTCCTGTGCTATCCTCCCACAATTCGAATGTGCTCTTAATTAGATCCTCACTTGGCAGCTTATAGTTTGTCTTCAAGCCGGTAAAGAATTCTGCCTCTCTCAACTCTTCGACAAATGTCATGTCATATTCCTTGAATAACTTTTCCCGAGAAAACATAGCTTTAATCTGACGGATCCGACTGTTAATCGTCCGCTTCCGACTCGCGAGCTTTGACTCATCGGTTATCCCTTCCAGGCAGACATGTTTATATTTTAGGATAAAATCGTCACATATCTGAGACATGTCGAAATCGTCGACAGGTTTTTTCTTCCCCACAACTTTTCGAATGAACCCACCAAGGCTGTCTTTGTACCCCTTGAGCGATGAATCCCGAAGGCCAATAGCCCTTTGATTCTTTTTTAAGATCGCAAGACATTGGCCGAAGGTCGGAGCTGGCGCTTTAATCTTGGCAAATGCTTTTTTATTAAACATCTTAAGTACCTCGTCGAAGGGGTAGAGCAATAGATGTCCTCGAATTGTATCGGCTAATTTTAATGCCTCACCTATATCGAGTCCGAGAGGAAAATATCGGACTTTTTTATCGACCTTAGTCCTAAAAATCCAGCCTCCTCTTTCGGACCGTTTATAGATCTTAGTTTTTCGATTAGATGTAGCGCTTTTGTAGTTAGTGGTGTGTGATTTCATACCACTAGCGGTAGTGTTTTTTTTCATGTTGTCCAGTGTTTATGCGGTTACACCCTACAACTAGTGTCTCTAAAAGAAATTTTGAATCCAGCGCGTCTACCAATTCCGCCATCCGGGCAAGTTATTGAATAGCAGCAACTTGACACCCGTGTAAAGCCGTGTTATACATTAAATATGACTCGAATGTATCGCTTTTGTATCGAGCCATCAACAAAAAACTATTATGAAAGATTGGTTAGACAAACAAAAATCGCAGGAGAAAAACATGCTCGATGCGGTATCTATTCAAGCTCGCCAGGTTGCCGACGACCTCGTTCCTCAAGTCAGATTATGCGCTTTGGAAAATGAGATGGTTGCGGATATCCTGATCAAAGTTCATTTTGAATTTGGAAAAGAAAAAACCGAAATCTGGAGCGAAGGGGCTGTCGATTTTCCAGCCAAACAATCGGTGTCTCAAATGTTTGAGCTGACCTATGGCCCAGAAGAAAAAGGTTAGTAAGGTACTAACCGACCTCGGTTTAATCCCCGAGGAGGTTAGAATGGCCTTTGGTGTCCGGGAAAAGAAGCCTGAGCCTGAAAAAAAAGGCTATCTATTCCGACCCGATCAAAAAAGAATGATCAAACGGATGAAGAATTGGGAAAACCTAGTGTATGCTCGGTTCGAGGCTGGTATGCACCCCAAAACAATCGCTCGTTGCTTGGGTGTTTCTGAAGAAACTGTGCGCGTACGTTTGCGAAGATCTGGTTTTTTTGAGAAAAACGAGACTACGCTGCCTTAAAAACATCCCAATTTTCCCGGTACTTTTCGGTAAGAGCTTTTGTTTCAGGATCACCGGGGTAAACCCATGTTGTAACTCCCTTTAAAATTTCACACGGTAATATGTAAAAAATATCGAGTGGGGCTACATAGCCCACCACGATATCGACTTCGTTGCAGTCAATTACTTTTTTACCTTTATGGCCGCTACCTGTACTTAAACGGTAGCGCGGGATTTTCCTGGAGTTGCCTTCATTAACCGAAGTTCGAGTGCCTTTAATCTGAACCCGGAAAACAGTACCTTTTTCGTTTACAACATGGCAGTCTTGCGGGAGATGATCTCCCGCTGGAACAAAGACTTCCAAGCCCCTCCCCATCGCCTGTGCGAAAAACTTATATTCGTAAACAGCGCCCGCTCTTTTGTTATCTACAGTATTACTCACCTTTAATCCTCCATCCATATTGTAATTTTTCGGATCGGTTCACCCAATCGAATCCCTTACTGAGCATATGACTCAAGCCCCATCCCAATTTCCTTGGGGTTAACTCCTTCAGCAGCACACGATTATTCTCGTTGGCAGAAAGTACAACCATCAGCTCCGAACAGGTCCCTTCCCAACTATCATCCTTAAGTGTTCTTCTAAACATCGCGAGAATTTCAATGATGTGACTGTATCGACTGTCCGCTCTAGCTCGGGATTCTAGGTCGTGGTTTACAAATGCTTTCACTCCAAACCGTGTTTCTAAAAGATTAGGCTCAATTTCGTGGGCCAAAAGCCAAGCGGCGAAGGCCGGAAGTTCAGCGGTTACGACATGTTTAATATCTTTGGTGAATTTAAATCCGTCATTGCATTTGAAGACCATCAATTTATCTTTGATGCTCATATCCAAATCGGGAAGGAGCCTCATTGAAACCGGGTCATCATTCAGCGTACATGAGATTCTTCCTCTCCAATAGACCCGCCCGGACTTCTTAAATTTACCATTAATCAAGAATGTGTCATTCGCGATGTGCTCTTTCAGCCGAGCGGTAAATGCTGTATGCATAGCATTCGATGCGGTCGGAGCCTCATCATCAACCAACCACATGCCGTATTCGAATAGGTGATCTGTCCATTCTGATTTACCGGTCAAATATTCTGATGCCTTAATTCCACCCCCAAATAATCCGCCAAGTATAATAGTGTTATACAAGGTTTTCCCGCAATTAGGAGGACCGACTAAAAAGTGTGCGTGTCCACGCTTTGGTTTTCCGGCATGAGCATTTAAATAAGCATGCTTCAACCATGCTAATTCATACTTCAATTGTTTCTCACCCAGCATATGCGTCATCCATTTTGCAATGACTGGGAATTCTGCTCCCCATTCGCCAGCTTGGTCTGCCGGGGTTAAAGGGCTCACCCGAGCGGTATTAAAATAACGACGGTTTTCATGCTTAACAATTTGTGATTTTACAAAGCAAAAGGGTAGACCAGCTTCAATCCGTTTGGCTGAGTTGATCTGAAACAGAGCTTGTTTAACTTCCGATACATTTTCGTGTCTCGCTGGTCGACCGGAAAGATTGTGTCGGCATTGGAGATCTAATTGGCATTCCTCTTTTAAGCTCATTATAAATGAACCGCTTCCATCCTCGATGAAATAATTCCGCCCGTCATACCAATAATTCTCAATCGCCTTGCCGATCCGTCCGACTTCATAATTTCTTACGAATTCATTGCTCGTTATCTCAGCCCATGTATAAAATCCTTTGGGCATGTTAAATACTTGCATGCCGGTTTCCCTTACAATCGCGGCATTTTTAGTCTTATGTTGTCCACCTGGATCCCAAAAGGTCGGTCCTCGGCTACCTTCCACAAATTCCGTAGGCCATTGGTTGTCAGGCCAAACCCTTTGGATCTCAGCGTAAACGGCTTCAAGTGGGATAACTACGCCATGACCACGAAAATCTGCGGATTTTGTTGTTTCATACTGCCAATAGTGAAGCATGGCCGTCGGAATCCGGGCCTCAGGACTGACTGCTTTCCAATCGTGTCCATGGAGTAAATAGTGTTGTCTTTTAAATATACCGGAATCAAACCCCCGAGCGATTGCGTCTCTACCATCAAGCTTCAGCTCTTTGGCCAAGCGTCCAAGGAATTTCTCATTGGTTTTAGATCCGTGGCAAAAGATTGGGTCTTCAAAAAACCAAACCGCGTGGATCCCTCCGCTATAACTTCTAGAAATATAATTAACAGGGTATTCATGATCAATCATCCGACGGACAATCTCCTCGAATTCTTCATCAGTAAAATCGGCATCCCAATCAACGGTCACGCCATGAAGATATCGCATGGGATTCGCTTCACTCACACGCTGACCGGGATCTACTCCTTCGCCGGTAGAATATGCGCAGTAAACTGTGCTCGGGCTTGCGGCCCATGCTTTGAATTCTGTGGTATTTCTAAACTCAGGAAGCTCGAATTCGACTTCCCAAGGTTTAGATTTACTGACCTGACTAGCCCTAAGATTTGGAATCGCGAATAGCTCCATAAGTCAATACCTCCTCTAGTACATTGTTAACGGCTAATTTGAGATCGGTTGAATAGCATGAAATATTCTGAATCTCGTAATTTATCAGCTCGGAATTTATACCCGCTTCTGACACATGCTCATCCGGAGTGTCATCCAATCCTCGGACTACTCGAACAATAACGCCGCCGTGAGCCCTAATCATCGCGGCCTCGTTCGGAAACCGGACATCATCGATTACATAATTTCTTTGAGGCTCCAAATGTGTCTCCAATGATGAGACCCAAATATTTTGAGACACTAATGTTCTCCCAAATTCTGTGCCCAAAAGCTGCATCAATTCCCGAGGGCTTTTACCGAACTTAGGAATTATTTCTTCCTTTAATTCGGGGTTGTAGAGTTCATCATTAGTCAGACCCATGGCTGACAGCATTAATTTAATGGGGGTTGCGAAACTTTTAATTCCGTAATCCCACTCTTCCGCTATTATTCTTGCTACGGATGATTTTCCACATCCTTTTTTTCCAGTAAGTCCTATGATCATTTGGTGTATTGTTTTGTAATTATTGCATCGGATGAGATTGGTACATCTTTCATCCACATGGGCGGGGTGCTCATGATTTTTTGTATCGCTTTTGTGGCGTGTTTAGCTCCCGCTTCGCCGACTTCAACGACAACTTCATCGTGTACATGAAGGACGATTTTAAACCCCGCGTCCGTTATACGATTCATTATAAATCCGAAACAGTCTCTCGCTAACGCTTGAACACTGTTCTGAAAGAGGTTGGCTCCGTACATTTTGGTCCGACGAATCGATCCTTTTTGAGTCGCACATGTTACGCCGTCGGGCTCATGCCGACAGCGAAAGTACTTAAGCGTCCGGCCAGAGGGTAAAGGAATTTCAAAATCATTCCCTTCACTCGCTGTCTGTTTAAGCTGCACATCTAATGATTTCCAAGCCCGTGTGATCTTCTGATTCTTGTCACGAAAATCCATCACCTGGATAAAGGCATTGACCCATTGTCGACGGTCGTCGGTCGGAAGTTGAGGGTAGAGCGTCGCTTTTCCCGGCATATACTTTCCAGCGTACTCTTGAAATCTCAATTCATCTGCCCGGCTAAAATCCTGATCGAGAATTTGAGTCTGCCCGTACATTGCTACAGTCTCAGCAAATTTAGACCATCCACTTCCGTAGCCCAATTGCAACACACGAACTTTAGCGAGTAGATAAAGCTCAGGATCCTCATCCTTTAATTTCCCGCCTGTCCATCCCATTGTCTGCCTTGCGTGTGCCTCATAGGGAGACATCCCTTTAGCTACAAGCTCTAGGAAATCGGTATCGCCAGCGAGAAACGCGGTTAATCTTGGCTCGATTTGGGAAAGGTCGGATACTATCAGAGTATTCCCA